ACGCGCACGGTGTAAAACGCGGCGCCGGTTGACGTATGCGCAGTGATCAGCTGGCGCGATGGCGTGAAGTGCTCAGCAATGCTTTTCCAATCGGTTACGTCACGCCCTGGGCAGTAGCTCACCGCGGCGCGGTGCAGCTGGCCTTCGATGGCCGCCTGGCCGGCTTCGATCAACACGGCTTTGATCTGATCCTCCTCAGCCTTCAAGTTGGCCAGCTGGGCCTTGATCAGTGCCAGGCGGTCAACCGCGGCGGCCAGCAGAACGGGGTTTTCGTTTTTCATGGGTTAATTCTCCAATTACAGGTTACGGGTTACAGGGAAAACAAAACGACAAGGATCAGACCAAGGCCGGCGACAAGCGCCGCAGCGCCTGCAATGATGGCCAGATCTGACGGGCCTTCATTCAAGGGCGCGGGGTTTAATTCGATGTAGTGCAGTGCGTGCTTGTTCATGATTAGATCCTCAGATTGATTCGTACTGTGTTGCATCGTATGAGCGCATAAGTTCGCGCTGCAGTTGATGGGCCGTGAATGATTCGGGCAGCATGGGCAGGAATACGCGGCCGGCAATATGGCGCGAGTGATCCTGAAAAGTGGCCGTCACGTCGGCGAAGCCTGGAATGTCAAAAACAATGTTTTCAACTTGCACAGTGATTCTCTGGGGGCCGTCATAAATTCGATTTGTGGTGAATTCGATTGTTTGCATGATCTCTCCAATTACTGTTACGGTTTACTGTGTTCACCCTCGCGGGCTAGCCGCTAGGTTATCACAGAATTCGAGATTGTCAACCCATTGGGTGAAAATATTTACTAGGTGCTTTCCCTGACCCTCTGGGTTTCCCTAATTCTCTGGTGCGTCAGTTGTGACTTACAGCGAAGTAAAGGTTTCTGGGATTCTGAAAAATAAGTGCTTTTTAAAAAAGTCGTATTTCCCCCCCTCGCCTGCGCGATGTCACCGTTGACGCACTCGCCCCCTTTTCCCGCGTTTTCATGACCCAGCGGGCCATTGTCTCACCCGCTGGGTTCACCGCCTCACGCACCACAAAACCCAGTGGATCAGTGACCCAGCGGGCACAAAACCCAGTGGCTCAGTCACCCGCTGGGTGCATGATGCGCTGATCCAATGGCCCATTGGGTGCATGGCCGCCGTGATCCGTGCATGTGATCTGTGCGGCAATGGTGCAGTGCAGCATGGGTGCGTGCTCAAAAAGCCCGATGGATCTCGAGGCCCCCGGGTAGGGCCGGCGACTAAGGGCCTGCGGTTGCGGTGGCCCCGCGAACAATTTTTTATTTTTTCAAATTATTCCGTTACCCACTGGGTACTATTGACACAACAGATACTTCTGATACCATTGCTAGCACTATGGACGCATTGAACCCCAATCCTGTAGGCGCAGATGTCACACTGACCAGCGATAACAAAGAGCACCAACTCGAATTACCAGACTGGCTAGACCCTGCGCCTCGCACCCTTGCCAAATCACCCCCTGAGGTGAAAGCACTCGCACTGGCTCAATATGAGCACATCTTCATGCGAGTCATCGAATCCATTGCGCACGGCCAGTCGCTGTCCCAGATCCTTCGGGATGATCAGCGGGACATTGACTACAACGACTTTTATCGTTGGATCAAGCGTGACCCCCAGAGGAACCAGTTGTTCACCGAAGCGCAGGAGATGCGCACGGAGTTCATGGCGGGCGAGATCATTGAGATCGCCGACGCCGATGACTCCTTGGAGGACGTGCAGCGATCAAGGCTCAAGATCGACACTCGGAAGTGGCTCATGGGTGCGCACAATCGGAAAAAGTACGGTGAGACTAAAACAGTCGAGCTGGGCGGGTCGATCAGTATTACCGATGCGCTGGCGAATGCTCGGGCGAGGATCGTGGAAGCTGAGGTAATTGACGTGGAGATCAAGGACTAATGCAAAAACCAATTTACTCTCCAGAAGATGAACAGGTCTTGATGACCCAGCTCTGGAGCACCCAGATTGCAGACAACCCAGAGACGTTTGTCCTGTTTGCGTTTCCATGGGGGCAGAAGAACACCCCACTCGAACACTTCAAAGGCCCGCGGGCTTGGCAGCGCAGGGCGCTCAGAAGGATCGCTGACCACATCAAACAGAACCGCGGGAAGGTGGACATGGATGCGCTAAGGCGCGCTGTCAGTTCTGGCCGTGGTATTGGGAAATCAGCCCTGGTGTCGTGGCTCATCCTGTGGATGCTGACAACCCGGATCGGCAGTTCTGTCATCGTATCGGCTAACAGCGAGAACCAGCTGCGCACGGTGACTTGGGGTGAGCTGACTAAGTGGGCCACCATGGCGATCAACTCCCACTGGTGGGAGCCGTCGGCCACCAAGCTCGTGCCTGCCCAGTGGCTCACCGAACTGGTTGAGCGTGACCTCAAGAAGGGCACCCGTTACTGGGCCGCTGAGGGCAAGCTGTGGAGCGAGGAGAACCCAGACTCGTATGCCGGTGTCCACAACCACGACGGGATGATGGTGATCTTTGACGAGGCCAGTGGTATTCCGGACGCGATCTGGTCAGTTGCTGGGGGCTTCTTTACCGAGAAGATCTTGGACAGGTACTGGTTCGCGTTCAGTAACCCACGGCGAAACAGCGGGTACTTCTTCGAGTGCTTCAACGCCAAACGGGACTTCTGGGACACCGAGATCATCGATGCCCGCACAGTCGAGGGCACAGACAAAGCCGTCTACGACCAGATCATCGCTGAGTACGGCGAAGACTCGATCCAAGCCCGCGTCGAGGTCTACGGCGAGTTCCCAGCAGCCGGCGAAGACCAGTTCATCTCGCCCGTTGTGGTCGAGGATGCGTTCAAACGAGTGCCCTACAAAGACCTGACCGCACCCATCGTGATCGGCGTTGACCCAGCCCGCGGGGGCATGGACTCAACTGTCATCGTGGTGCGCCAAGGGCGTGACCTTGTCGCCATCAAGCGCTACAAGGGCGAGGACACCATGAGCGTCGTGGGCCACGTGATCGAGGCGATCGAGGAGTACAAACCCACCCTGACCGTCATCGACGAGGGCGGGCTTGGCTACGGGATACTTGACAGGCTCACAGAACAGCGTTACAAAGTGCGCGGGGTTAACTTCGGCTGGAAAGCCAAGAACCCGATCATGTGGGGCAACAAAAGAGCCGAGATGTGGGGTACGATGCGCGACTGGCTCAGGTCAGCCGCGATACCAACGGACAGACAGCTCAAAGCCGACCTGATCGGGCCAACGAAAAAGCCTAACTCCGCAGGCACTATCTTTTTAGAGGGTAAAAAGGAAATGAAAGCACGGGGACTTGCCTCACCAGACGCAGCAGATGCACTGGCCGTGACCTTCGCGTTTCCTGTAGCCCACCGTGAGTCGCGTGAACCCACGCAGCGGCGCACATATTCCGACCGAAGCGTGGTTGCAACCTCATGGATGGGTAGCTGATGAAAGCCCTGCAAGACTGTATTATTATCGAGCGTGATGTCGAGAAGCACGAGATGTTCGTGTTGCCACCAGGCGAGAAACTAGGCACTGGCATCGCAATCGCAATTGGGCCAAAATGCTTGGACATAAAGGTCGGGGATCACGTATACTTCGATGTAGGGCAAGAATTTAAGTATGAGAACACCGATTACGTTGTCATGCGTGAGCCTCACATTTTAGGGGTTTTGGAATGACTGATCCTACTGGTATTGTTGCGGCGGCTAACGTCGCTGCTGGCGGCAAGCCTAAAAACAGCGCCTCCGATATATTGACAGTCGCCCGTGCGCGACTGGACATGGCCGTCTCTGCACTGGCTGAAAGCCGTGAAGACGAGATCGACGACCTGCGTTTCTACGCTGGTTCTCCTGATAACCATTGGCAGTGGCCAGCGGACGTGTTGGCCACCCGTGGCGCGGTGCAGGGTCAGACGATCAACGCACGCCCGACACTTACGATCAACAAACTGCCCCAGCACGTGCGTCAAGTGACGAACGACATGAGGCAGAACCGCCCAGGCGCCAAGGTCATCCCAGTCGATGACAACGCTGACGTGCAAGTGGCTGAGATTTTCAACGGCATGATCCGCCACATTGAGTACATCTCTGATGCGGACGTGGCCTACGACACCGCGTGTGAGAACCAAGTCGCCTACGGCGAGGGCTACATCACTCTGATGACAGAGTATTGTGAGCCTGACACGTTCGATCAGGACATCAAAATTGGCCGTGTGCGCAACAGTTTCAGTGTCTACATGGATCCGCTGATCCAAGACCCCACTGGCGCGGACGCCAAGTGGTGTTTTATTACCGAAGACCTGACAAAAGCAGAATACGAGCGTCAATATCCCGACGCTGCACCTATTTCAACCCTTCAGTCGCTCGGTGTGGGCGATCAGTCGATCAGCAACTGGCTGAACGAAGACACAGTCCGCATCGCGGGCTACTACTACATCGACTACGAGAAAGCCAAGCTGAATTTGTACCCAGGCGGTCAAACAGCCTTTGAAGGCACGATTGAAGACAAGCAACTGAAGCTGGTTTACACCAAGCCCAAGCGCACACGCGAGTCAATCAACCCCAAAGTGCGCTATTGCAAGATCAACGGCTACGAAATTCTTGAAGAAAAAGAGTGGGCGGGCAAGTGGATCCCCGTGATCCGCGTGGTTGGCAATGAATTTGAAGTTGACGGCCGTTTGTACGTGTCGGGCCTTGTGCGCAACGCCAAAGATGCCCAGCGCATGTACAACTATTGGGTGTCACAAGAGGCTGAAATGCTGGCTTTGGCGCCTAAAGCACCGTTTATTGGCTACGGCGGCCAGTTCGAAGGCTATGAAGAAAAGTGGAAGACGGCAAACACGAACAATTGGCCCTATTTGGAGGTCAATCCGGACGTTACAGACGGCCAAGGTGCGGTGTTGCCACTACCCCAGCGTGCGCAGCCTCCAATGGCTTCTACGGGCTTGTTGCAAGCCAAAGCTGGCGCTTCTGAGGACATCAAGGCTACAACGGGTCAATATGACGCATCTTTGGGTCAAGGCGGCAACGAGCGTAGCGGAAAAGCCATTTTGGCCCGTCAGCGCGAAGGCGACGTCGGCACGTACCACTACGGTGACAACCTCACCCGCGCCG